AAAAGAAGTTGTTGACAATACCATTTGGAGAGGAACCGGTGCAAGCTATAGTCTCGTTTTTAATTACTGATGACGGAATTGAAGTTTTAAAGATGCTCGAAACAAAACAAAAATAACTTTTAAAAAACAAACAAAATGGGAAAATTCATATCAATACCGTTTACTGGGGCTACAAAATGCTCTACAACGGCAACGTGCACCGTAACATCTGGAGTAATTTCTGCGCCAACATTAGCAAGTGGAGGAACATTATATCAAGTTGCTCCGTATGTGACCGTAACAAGCACAGATGGACAAGGTAGCGGAGCGGTAATTGCGGCATTAGTAACTGTAACTACCGGCGTAGTTACATTATCAGTCGTTTCAGGTGGTGCAGGCTATACATCTGCAAGTACAGTTGTCATAACAGTTACAGATGCTCCTTGCTATATAAATGCGGATTCTGTATTAAGTATTACTCCGCTTCAGGCTGCTGCTGCTGCTGCTGTAAGTATAGCCAACTCGGCTACAATGGTACTAAAACTTAACACGGCCACTACTCCTACGTTAACACTTATATTGGCTGCAAATGATCCAGGGCAAGTTAAATCGGCAATAACTAAAACAATTATGGACACTACAAATGTCAAAATAGTTGAGCAGATTGTGCCAGTTGTTTTGCCTAGCGGTACTAACGGTATTTTATCAGCTACATACTCATAATCTAACCAGTCATAACGAATCAGAGCTCACCTTAACGGGTGGGCTTTTTTTTGTACCTTTGCGATATGATCGACAAGGTTAGACAAACTGTAATGTATGTCTTGAACAAAGACAACAATGGGTACATCACCCCTGATGAGTTCAATAAGTACGCCGATATGGCTCAGAATGAGATATTCCAAGAGTATTTCGACAGGTACAACGACTACAAGAACAAGATGAAGATGGGCCGAGTAAACTCAGGCTATGCAGACATAGTAAAACAGATGGAGCAGGCTATCGATTACTTCACATCTCACGTACAGATAACGAATGCTAATGTCACCCCGGCTACATTCGCCGTGACGGTTGATCCTGTTTCGAGTAGCATAGTCAACGTCGCCATCACAAACCCTGGAGGCGGCTACCCACCTAGCATAACGACGGGGAACATTAACTTTGCGACATCGACTCCTCCTAGTATCACGGCAACTGCAACATGGGCAAGCGATGCGTTTGGTAATATAGTATCTGTAATTATCACCAACGCTGGTGCAGGATACATCCCAAACACCATAGTTGCAACTGCAATTAATTCAGCCCCAAGCACATCGTTTAGCTTACCTTCAGACTGGTTCCTTATAAACTCATTATATTGGAATCAAAGGGAGATACAGGCCGTAACTCAGCAAAGGCTGTACTATCTTACCAACTCAAATTTAACTGCACCTAGTGAGACGTACCCATCGTATGTAATGCACGGCAACGACATTAGCGTTTACCCTGCATCTATACTGGGCGACGGGGCTATAGAGATATTCTACATTAGGTACCCAAGAATCCCGAATTGGACGTATAATACTATAACCAATAGCGAGCCTATCTTTAACCAAAACGATCCTGCATATCAAGACTTTGAAGTTGCCGAGACCGAGTATGTAAAGCTGGCCCTAAAGATATTACAATACTGTGGTGTACAGATTCGTGAGCAAGAGGTTGTCACATACGCAGCTCAACAAGAGCAGATTACCCATCAAACTGAAAAACAATAACAGTGACAGATCAAACATACTACGAAAATATAAACAACTTCGGCAGCTACCAATACGTATCTCTTACAGACATCGTCAACAACTTCATGTTGATGTATGTAGGCGACGAGATGCAGGTGCCTTTCAATACGAATAGATACAACGTAATCTTCCACGCCAAGAGAGGGATACAGGAGTTAAACTACGACGCATCTAGAGAGATACTTACCATAGAGGAGACTCTTGATGGTAGCCTCAAGATGGTACTTCCGTCTGACTACGTGAACTACGTTAAGGTAAGCACAAACGTGTCAGGAGTACTTATGCAGCTCTTCGAATCGCCGAGGGCTAACCGTAGCCAGTCGTTGATGCAAGACTCTATAGGTGACATCATATACGACGTAGACGGCAACGCTATAACCGTAGACGGTCTGCTAACCCAAGACGCTTTGAACGGGATCCCTCTACAGTGGACACCGTACAATTACTGGGGGTGGTTCATAAACGATCAGTGGTACTTCCCTCAGAACATGGTAAGATACGGGCTCAACACCGAGGAGGCGAATAGTAACGGTACATTCCGTGTGGACAAGGCCTCTGGTGTCATAAATTTCAGCTCTAAGATGTCTGGTTATAGCATAGTCCTGGAGTACATCTCCGACGGGCTTAACGCAGACGACAGCAAGATAATGATCAATAAGATGGCCGAGGAGTATCTGTACGCTTACATTAAGTGGGCACTAATGAGCGGAAGATCAAACGCACAGGAGTACTCTGTCGCCAGAGCAAAGAAGGATAAGATGGCTGCATTACGCAATACCAAGATAAGATTAAGCAATATCCACTCGTCAAGATTGTTGATGACGCTACGTGGTCAAGACAAATGGATTAAATAATGAAGATAACAAATACATTCGTTGGCGGTAAGATGAACATGGATATTGATCAAAGGCTTTTGCCTAAGGGTCAGTATTTCAAGGCTATGAACATAGAGGTCATAAATCCTGAGAGTAACGGAACTGGCAGCGATGATTATGGGGACTCTGGTGTGCTTAGGAACTCAATAGGGAACCTAATCCCCGTGAGTGGAGCTAACTTGCCACTTAATGTTACAAATATTTCTGGCGTACCACTTGTCAGTCCTAGATGCATAGGGGCCTGCATAAACCCCCAGTCAAACTCCATTTACTGGCTAATTACGTCAACATACGAGGATTTGATAGTAGAGTACCTAGACACACCTAATGTCATCCCTACGGGAGGAACCGCAGGCACTGCCGGTGCTATTTCATATATCGCTAGGGCGGTTAAGGGGGTTGGAGCGGTAGCTGGTAAGTACTTTAATTTTAACGTAAACTACCCTGTCACCGGGATAAATTACTTTAATGGGTTTTTGATGTGGACGGACAATCTGAACCCTCCAAGGATGATAAATGTCAACACGTTTAAGGCTTGGACTTCAGCTACGCCTCCATTTGCGTGGAATCAAGATGATATAAACGTCATCGTCAAGCCGCCGTTGACATCACCTACGATTCAATTATTCAACGATGGCAGTGCAAAAAATTATATTCAGGACAAGTTTTTGTATTTTTCATACAGATATAAGTATACAGACGGGAGATGGAGCTCAATAGCCCCATTTAGCAAAGTTGCGTTTGTGCCATCTGCATACGTATATAACCTTGATACAGGTATAAATGATGGTATGCAAAATAAATATAACATTGTTAATATTACTGTAGCTACAGGAGATAGGCAAGTAACTGACATACAATTACTATTTAAAGATTCGTCTCAGCCAAATATTTATATAATTGAGACAGTTAATAAAGCAAAGCCGATTGTAAGTACATCGGCTATCCCAAATAATACAACTTGGACATATATTCGTTTTGATAATAGCAAGATATATGCAACATTGCCATCATCTCAATTGACAAGGCTATTTGACAATGTACCTATCAGGGCTCTTGGGCAAGATATTATAGGCAGTCGTTTAATTTATGGGAATTATACGCAGTATTATGATATGATAACTGTCAATAAATCTAAAGTAATACCTAACTTTAGTATAATAAAGCAATCGTCTTTAGTAGATGATAACAAAATAGAGCCTTCATTAAAAGCAAATAGAAATTATGAATTTGGCATAATATATAAAGATGATTATGGGAGAATGTCTACAGTAATCACATCTCCTACTAATACTTGTCATATATATAATTATTCTCAAAATGGGAATAATTTAAAAAATTATGTACATATATCTATAGCTCATAACCCTCCATATTGGTCCACTAAATATAATATAGCAATAAAACAAAATTCAACTGAATATTATAATATATATCCTATTTCTGTAGTCTTTGATCCAAATTATTTTTTTACTTATTATAGGATAAATAATGCAGACAAAAACAAAATATCAGAAGGAGATTTTATTATAATTAAATCAGACTATAACGGCATTACAAATTCTAATAAAGAATACAGAGTATTAGAAATTCAATATAAAACTTTTGGGCAAATAGTAACAGGAAGCATTGAAGGGCTATATATTAAAATAGCAAAAGTTACAACAAACACGCTTGCTCCTACAAGCGTATTTTCTCCACAACACACAGCATCAACTGCTTCTCCTGCATTTTACACATGGGCAAATCTTCCTGCAGGGGTGCTAATAAATGCTTCTCCTATAGTGTATTATCCATATAATGGCGTGTCAAGCAGGTTGCCTGTATCGTTATTTAGTTATACTAGAGTATTGTATGTGCCTTCTGACACTAGGATATTTATAGAATACGCCGGTATAATAAATGGGCTCCATTGCCTTAATTATAAAAATTTCAGTATTAGTGGACAAAATATAAATGCATCGCCATTGCCATTTAGAAACGCAACTAACAATTTGTCAATAAATGTAAATATAAAAATATCTAGTTCCTCCCCAGTGTATGGGTACATAACCATAAACTCATCTGCTATTTGTAATATAGGCGATTCTTGGAGACTTAATATATATTCCAATATGGGGAAAACATTAGGTGGAAATAAAATAAACAAATTAGGTGTAGCATTCCCTGTAGATACAGGCGTAAATGGAGAAAATATATACCCTGGGGCTAAAATAAATTTTGGATTTATAGTAGATGATTCTGTGGTGTATGTAAATTATCCTATACCTTATAGTTATAATATAATAACTTCATTTACAAATAAACAAAGTTTTATATCTAATGATAAATATGTAGACATCCAAGAGTGGTTTTGGGAAAGCGGAGCATATCTTAGTTTTAATAGATTATTATCGCCTGCAACACCTAATGTTAATGAATCTTATAAAAGTGTGTTTTTTAGATATGGAACTTCTATATCTTTTGCATCTACTAATCTTAACAATCAGATTACTCTTGCCCCTCAATCTTCACAAGGCGGTCATGTGTACATGGTTATAAATTCAACAATACCTGATAGTGCTGTAACATTAAGTAGTATTTTTAATATGCGTATTTATGATGTAGATGATGGGTCTGATCCATCTTCAGGGCTTTCTATAATATATCGAAAAAATATATTAGCATTAGAAACAATCCCTAAAATAACAAATAACGCAGTTTTCCACGAATGCACAGAAGATTTAAGTGTGTATACTGATGCCTTTGGCAGAAAAAAACATAAAGGGACTATACAGGATCAAACTAATACATTGCCAGCCATAGTGTCTACAGAGCAATCCAATAATATTAGCATAACAACTAATCATAGCTTTAACTGCTGGGCATTCCCAAATGGGGTTGAGTCAGATCGTATAAATGACGATTTTAATGCACCAACAATGGAGTGGTCTCCTAGAGTATCAGTCCCAGTAGAAGACTATGGGCAGCAAATAGTATCAGAGGGGCTTACATACAGTGGAGTGTACAAGCAAGACTCAAACGTGAACAATCTTAACCAATTTAATCTATCATTAGGCAACTTTAAATACTTGGATAAGTCATTTGGATCTGTACAGAAGATAAAGTCAAGAAATACCGACCTAGTAGTCTTTCAACAGGATAAGGTATCAAAGGTGCTCTTTGGCAAGAACCTTCTTAGCGACTCAACGGGTGGCGGACAAGTTGCAAGTATTCCAGAGGTGTTAGGCACTCAGATCGCATATCAAGGGGAGTTTGGAATTAGTAATAACCCTGAGTCATTCGCACAGTGGGACGATAATATGTTCTTTACAGACAGTCAGAGAGGTGCGGTTCTTCGCCTTGGGAATGACGGAATATTTGAGATATCCAGCAACGGGATGAGGTCATTTTTTAACACTAACTTTAAATCACAGCCAGACACAATGAAAATCGGCGTGTTTGACCCGTACTATAAAAGATACATACTGTCAGAAACCAATTTTACTAAATCACAATCATTATCAAGCACTACGGTTATAAATGACCCATTAGATACTATAATAGGAACAGTTCCTTTATATGATGTTCCAATAATAGTACCATCAAGCGGAGGGACTTTACCTTTATAATACAATAATATGTCATACATAAATATATCATCAAATACAACGTGGACAGCTACCGGACCTGCATGGGTTACTAATTTAACTCCTCCAATGATTGGTTCGGGAAACTTTAGCCTTGCACCAATATGTAGCCCAAACACAACAGGGGATTATCGCTCAGACGATATTGTAATTACATATGCAGACGGAACATCTACAACAATACCAATTACCCAGTATGCGGAGGGTTATGTAGACGCCAAGATATATATACTTGGTCTAGACGGAGATGTCGGGCAGCTAGTAAGATTCGGTATAGAGACTCCACTTGAAAGTATGGATAGCGATAACACAGGGTGCGGTGAGACTATGGATATATCTAATAACCCTCAGATAGGAATAATCCCTGTAACGGGAGATGCGGTAACCGTATTTGTAAGTGCAATAGGGTCCACTAGCGTGGAAAAGCCATTTGTACCTACGTTCAACAACAAGGTATACTGGCACACATCTTCAGATCCATTGTTATCTGGAGAGGATGTAATAGCTGATGGTGGATCTGAAATAACTATGACATATAATTCCGGTGAGTCCCGCTACGAAGGATCGTTCACTTATTCAAGGAACACCTACTATTACATTGTCATTGATATGAGAAATATAATAACCTGTTCTGATGGGCTAGTAGGGATAGATAGCATTGGATCGTACTACCCAGTTAATGTCGAGATGAATTTCACTAGTGGCGGAGTAAGAGGGATATCCGTAATTGACATAGACACATCAGATGTGGGAAATGTAATCACAGGGGTGTACAATAATAGCCAGGTAGCCTATGTATCGTCAGGTGGAACAGGAGCCGGAAGTTTTACATTTATAAAAACATCTGCAGATGACGACACCCTGTATCTATCTGTAACAAACGAAGGCCCTATTGAGGGGGATGTTAAGTTTGAAGGGGTATGTGCATCTCTATTTTCTGTGGCTTTATCAACAGTTGGGTTTGACGATTTGCCTACAGCCTGTTCTTATAGAGAGGGTTATCTTACTTATTACTTTAACGGAGTAGGGAGCTACCCTGCCGTTGGTGATTACATATTTACAAACAGCTCTGGTGCAACATCTTTTAACGGTGACAATAAATACTATTACATATCAGGCAACGACTCTTCTATTAAAATTGACTCAAATGGCGGAGTCGTGTCAGTAACTAGTTGTGCTTGCGAAGAGAGCTCGCTACCGGTAATATCAACAACTACATTCCCTATCCAGCTTGGTGCGGCATCGTCATTTAAAATAGAGGCTACGAACAATCCAACGTCTTGGGCTGTTGTTTCTACAGTTGATATGGTCACATTTAACGGGAATGAAACTGGCGGAGTGTTTGATTACACAGATGAAAATTTGTGCTCTAAAACATTATCTGTAGGGATAGGTGAGACAATAATAACTCCTGTAGAGTATGGGTCAATAACGCCAGTAAGCGGGGTAGATGCAGATTACGCAATAGGCGGTATGTACGTGCCATACGGACTATCGATAGACGACAACGGGATACTACAGACAAACTTCACTACTCCTGGATCATACTCTATAGCCCTTGTGGCAACCAACTGTGTAGGGCCTTCAGACAGCACAACTATTAATTTTATAGTACAGCACCCACCAACACTTAGCCCGTTCCAGATGACGTCTGTAGGCGAGTGTAATCAATTGGCGGCTTGTGATAGCACGGAGTGTATGTCAACATTTTGGTTTGACGGGGTGAACTGCGACAACACGTGTTCGTACCCTGCGATTAACGACTTTGTTTACATAGACGGTTACAAGAATGACATACTTAATGGGGGGTACCTTTATTACAAGATGGACAATAGTAATTGGATTTTAATAGACGGGATAGGGCAGGTTATAGATACAGGAGTTTGCGAAGGATAAAATATAAGATATGGCACAATATACAGTGGCTTACCAGCCTCAACTAGACGGGTTTACATCATTCTTTAGCTATCAGCCTGAGTGGGCTATAGGTATGAACAATTACCTGTATACATTCAAGAGCGGTCAGATATGGAAGCACTACATCAATCCGCTAAGGAATAGATATTACGGCGGCACAACAGGTGACTCTACAATAGACATATGTTTCAACGACTCACCTACAGAGGTGAAGATGTTTAAAACATTCTCATTCTCAGGGAATTACCCTGACAATCAATCTATTTATGCAAGTTTTAAAACATCTCTATCAAATAGAAACTTTGAAGGCGGAGTTGCTGCTGATGCATTTTATAACAAGGAGGGGGAGTCTTATGCCCACATAATATCTACAGTTAACGAATTTGATACTACGTTAAAGGAGCAGGGTGTCGGAATTCTATACGACAAAAGCTCGGTAGCCCCATACAAGTATGTGGTCAGAACATTGTCTGCAATACCTCCTCCGGCGGTAGATCCAGATGGGAATGACTATGGGGATTTGCTATATTTTATAGACCCAATTACAAATAGCCCTAAAAAAATAGGACCGTTAACGGCGTACTATCAGGCAGGTGGGTTTTCTTATTATTATACAGACACTCCGTATAACACACCAGCCATTGGGAATATGATTGTAGTGTCTAAAAACATAACAACAGAGTCATTTGGGCTACGTGGATCGTACATGACCGGCACGATTACAATAATTAGTACACTCAAGGTAGAACTCTTCTCAATTTCAAGCGATATATTCAAGTCTTTTCCGTAAATTTGCAGTATGCAAACACGGCGACTATCAAATGACGACTATAATGAACTGTGTCAATGGTGGGCGGCGTGGGGATGGGAGGCTCCTGTCCCTAAGGATTTCCTATCAGATACCGGCGTAATGGTTAGCGAAGAGAACGTGAATATATGTGCAGGATTCCTGTACACTATATCAAATGCACCGGTTGGTTGGTTCACCTTCCCGGTGTCCAACCCGGCTATACGGGGAGTTGCCAGAAAGAAGGCGATACAGATTATGATATCAGAGATTGAAAAGATAGCCAAGGACAATGGCATTAAGTACCTGTATTCAAGCCTCAGGATACAGAGTATGATCGACGCACAGAAGAGTGCAGGTTTCATTGAGGCAAATAAAAATAACACAGAATTAATAAAAATTATATAATATGAGTGCAGGATTAATAGTTGGAGCCGTAGGGGGTCTAGCTCAAACAGGGATTGGATTGTACCAACAGCATCAGGCCAAGGTAGCCGGAGAAAGGGCTATGCAAAAGGCTAGAGCTCAGGGTGTAGGCACTAACGCATTCGAGTCTATGAGAATAGGTAACGAGGCTTATGCAGCACAGGAGGCCAAGAACGCTCAGACAGAGGCTAATCTAGTGGCAGGCTTATCTGACCAGGGGGTTACCGCTGCGTTAGGCGGCATACCTATGGTACAGCAGCAGTCCATGGCGGCCAATGCTGACATTGCGGCTAAGAAGGCTGCAGACTTGCAACAGGTCGAGATGCTAAAGAGACAGGAGCAGTCAAGACTTAACTCTGAGTATACTAACTACCAAAAGCAACTTGACCTAATGGAGCTGACCGGTGCCGGCCAGGCTGCAGCACAGGGCGGACAGACAGCATGGCAGGGGCTTAGTGGATTGACATCAGTAGGATCAGCAGCACTTACTGGTACTAATATTACTGGGACTAAACCTCCTACAACTAACCCATAGTAAACTAAAATAATAATATGACATACGCAGGATACCAACGATACGAAACCCCTAACCTTGGGGCTGTAGCCGTAGAACAAATAGACAAGCAAAAGGCTTTTGACATGAAGCAACAGGAGCTTGACGAGGCTCGAAAATACAAGCAGGCTACTCTTGACGCTAAAGCAAAAGAAGATGCGGACAAAGTAGCGGCGGCTAAGGCAAAGCAAGAGGGCGAGAACACAAAAGAAGTTGGAACTGCTCAAGTTGAATTGGCTAAATCTACTGGGAAAATACCGGTAACTGGTATGCCAAAATTAAATGGGGCAATTCAGCAATATGCTAATGGCAAAACGCAAAAATATAAATCATTTTTACCCCTTATGAGTAATGGCACCATGACAATCGGGGATTTAAATACGTATAAAGCTCAAGATATTGGGTCAGTTGAGGATTTATCAAGTACCGTAACTGCGTTAAACGAAACAGCTAAAGTAGCAACAGGGCCTGATGCAAGTCCTTCGGCTTCATTTGCATTTGGAGAAATAGTAGGGTTGGTAAACCCAACTGATAATAACACTATATCAATAAGTGATAATTATGATAATGGAATATTAAGAACTGTGGTTCATTCGTATAGAAAAAATGAAGATGGCGAAGAGGAATATGTTTCAACAACCCCTTTGGCGGCAGTAAAAAATGCTGTCAATCTTGGGAATTATAAGGCACAGGACCCAGATAAAATGATATCAGAGCTTCAGAAAGAAATAAAAGTCACTCCTCAATACCATTTGAATAAGGCAGGAGCAGGCACTAAGGTTATAGATCAATCAACTCAGGATAATTACAAGAAGGCTATAGATATGAATATAAGGCAAGTTCAAGCTAATCCATATGTTGCCGCAGATTTTTATAAAAAATTATATGGGTCAGACCCAACTAAAGGGGTGGCATTTATAAAAGCAGATGCAACCACTGAGGAGAAAAAGAAAGTAGCAGATCAGGCAGGACTTGATGTAAAAGACATGGATTTTGTAGAGTTTAAATATGATGAAAAGGAAAATGTACTGATGCCTAAGTTAACTAAGGTTCAAAATGAAAGACTGGCTAATTCCATAAGAGACAAGTGGAACGTAATGGCGGAAAAATCTACAACGCCTATTAACCCTAGCACTACTACTGTTAATATTACATCTCAAGAACAAGCAGAAACTTTAGCAGATCGTTTTGTTCAGGGAGTTAGAAACAATGAGTCTGCATGGGTTGATGAATTTAAAACACAGGCAATGAGGGCTGGCATGATAGTCCCTCTTGAAACATATCAAGGCAAACCGGTTGTAGATTACAACCCTAGAACAAAGGTTATGGTCGTGTATTCAAATCATGGGGAAATAGGCAAAGCACCAAACTGGCAGCCTCAGACTATAGATATGAAGAACCCTGAGTTAGCTAAAACGCAAATTGCAACTTTAATAAAAGCAGCTAACATCACAAGCAACACGGCAGCTACATTACCTCCAATAAAAAGATAATATGATAGAAGATAACATAACAGACATTACAACAGCACCGGCAGAACAGCCGGTGCCTATTATTGACGAGCAAACGCAACAGGTAGATGTAGCAGTAACGCCTGAAGCACCGCCTCCTGTAGAGCCAGAGAAGCCTGCAGCCGTGTTGAAGGATATTGACTTCTTCAACAACAATGTGGACTGGCACAACTCGAACCTTGCAGAGGGCGAGAAGGCATTAGTGAAATATAAGTTTGCACAGGATATCCCTGACGAAGAGTACAATGTGTTAAAGACCAAGGTTGAGGTAGGGACATTAAATGAGTACAATACGTTATCAACTAAGTACCCTGAATATAAGGCAGGTAAGGCTGAAAAGTATGAAGATATAAATGACGAAAACTACACTAAACTACATGATGCTAATAAGGCTCAATCTGAATTAACTCAGTATAATGAGATCGTAAAGCAGCTGTCAAATAAAAGAGGGTTACCAAAAATAAAGGATAGGAAGGACCTTACGCCTGAGCTACTAGGTAAAGCTCAGTCTGCGGCTGTTGAAGACTTAAACGCCGATATGGCAAAGCGGTCAAAAAATTTAGGAGTTGAATTTAAACCGTTTGAATCTTACAAGGCAATTGACTGGGAATCAGTTGGTAATACATATAAGTTATCTAGTGTAAAGGAGGCAAATGGGTCGATCTCTAAACTAAAGGAAGTGTATGGAAGCATTTCTCCTGAAATAAAAAAATTCCCGGAGTTTAGTAGCTACGAAGATTTTGAAAAAAGAAAGGGGGATCTAGTCTCATTAGAAAAAACTGCATCAGCTACCAAGTCTAAGGCAGAGCAAAATAAATTTCTTGAGACTGCCAATAATCAAGTGGCTTTGGTTAACAAAGAGCTAGGTGCTAATATCCCTATGTACACTGACTTCCAAACTGCGGTTAGTGCCTTTAAGCCTGGTAAAGATGGGACAATCCCATTCAATAAAAAGATAGAGGGGATACAAACAACTAAAGGCCTAGAAGATTTTAGGAATCAAATAAGCTCAATTCAGCCAACAGGCGGAGCACGTGGAGACATTGCGGCACCTAATCTTGCAACAGATAACTCTGCATTTAATTTAGAGCAAAAAAGAAAAGAATATTTAGCCAGATATAATGAGCGTGCTAATAATATAGCCATGCTCTCAAAAAAGACATTAAAGACCGGTGACAATGCACCTATTTTTACTGATGAAGATGTAGCATTAACATCGCCATATACAAAAATGGCATCAATTCAACCTTCGCCATCAGTAGATGCAAATTGGCTGAATAGAGAAGGAAAGTTTGGGCTTGGTGCTCCTAATATAAGAATGGATGAAGTTTCTGGGCGTCCAATTGACCCCAGAGTTGACGAGTTAAGTGAACTTGTATCAAAGACGAATAAAAGAGCTAATGAAATATCAGTTACGTTAAAGGACAAAGTAGCTGAGTATAATGATTATGCTAAAGAAATAGAGGGCATACAAAATTCTGGCGTTGCAATTACGCCTAATCAAAAGCTGCATCTTGACAATTTAAAAGAGGACGTAGATAATCTGAGATTAGGGTTAGATGCAATGTCAAGTTCTGCTGTATCTAAATACAATAATTTATTTTCAATACAAAAATTACAAGGGTCTACGTCAGGTGACGTAGCAAGAATATTATTGGGGATTCCAGCAGACATCGGCAAAGTTGTCCTTCAATCATTATCAACTATAGCCCCGTATATAACAAAAGATTTTTCTCAGGAAGAAGCGGCAGATTTAAATAAAAATCTTGATAAAAAAGCATCTAGCTTAATACAGGCTGTATCTCAATCGTCTCCTGAGCATCTCCAATCTGCAGGTACATTTATGAAGGGGCTAGAGTTTAGTGCCAGCATGCTACCGTATATGGCATTAGGGGAAGTAAAATTAGCTGCAGGGGCAACCGCCTCAGAAGCACTTATGCTTATTAGCTCATTTTCAAGTGTAAAACAATCGCTATATGAAAACCCTGAAACAAATAAACTTAGCGAAGACGAGAAAAATGTAGTGGCTTTAGGTAACGCTATTGTCAGTACCGCTACTATGTCACTGGGATTAAAGGCCGGCATAAAGGGGAAGGGCAATTTAGGAATAGGCATAAACAATATGACATATAATGTGTTTAAAGGGCTGCCTAGCACTATGAGTGGTGTTAAAACTATTTTGTCTAGTGCTCTTGCTGGCGGTGTCTCATTTGGGACATTGGACTTTGCATCAACTGTTGCCGGGGAAGGACTAAATAAAGTTGTAAATTTTGCAAAAGGAGAAGAGATATATGATAAAAAAAGCGTATATAAAGTTTTAGGCGATGCTTTTGAAAGGGGAGCGGAAGGTCTTTTTAATGGGACGTTTTTTGGTACTATAACTGGTATGCATTCTGCCGTTAAGGAAGGTGTATTAAATAGATCTGTATTTAATACGGTAGACGAAATGTATAGCAATCCTGCCGCATTTAGTATAGCACATAATGAAATAAGAAGAAAATTAGCACTAGGAGAAATTACGCCTAAAGAAGCGGCCAGTCAATTTAAATCTATTACTATATTTAAAGACATAATGTCTCAAATACCAGAAGATTTAAATAGAACCGATAGGTATACAGTAACAAAATTATTACTTCAAAATAAAAACTACGAAGCTCAGATGTCTGGGCTTAATGAATCGTTTGCTGCACAATTTAAGAAAAGAATTGAGAATAATAACAAGGAGATAGAGAAGATTGCGGCATCGCATATTGAAAGAACTCTTTCAGAAAAGGAAGCCCCTACCACGGAAGAAGGCAAGCCTACTGAGGCTACACCGGTAGAGCCTACAGAAGAACAAAAGGCTGCTAAGGGTAGGGTGGATGATTTTGTTGAAGAGTTAGCTACGTCTAACCCGGATGCACACGAAAGGGCCAAGGAGGATCCTGCACCTGTTATAGATGAGCTAATTGAATCTAGCAAAGAAAAATTAGACGCTGCAGAACCTGAGGAGAAGGCTCCAATACAAAAGGAGATAGACAGACTGGAGGGGATTAAAAAAGACGTTGAACTTGGCAATGAAAAGCCAGTAGAAGAGCCGGCAGCAAAGCAAGAAGCTAAACCGCTTGGTGAAGTTAGTGATAGTGAACACAAAGAATTTATCGACACCGGCAAGGTAGACCCTAAAAGATTAGAAAACATTGCAAGTAAGGTAAAAAACAAAGAGCCCTTATCGGATAGGGAGAAAGACATATTCACCAATAAGACGGCCGAGATAAATAATTTAATTAGGGAGCAGGCAGAGCCTAAGGCCGAAAAGAGTGACCCAGGAGGTGCTAAATTCACACCTGAGCTTGAGGCCCAGATGCCTCAGCATAAGCCTATGTTTAGTGCTTTGAAAAAAGGACTGGCAGCTATCAAATCGATAATGCCTAACATAGACGTAAGGTTTCACGATACCCACGAGAGTATGCAAAAAGTATTAGACGCATATGATGTAAATGGGAAAGATGGTAAAAGGCGAAGGGCCGAAAACGTTAAAGGTAATTACGGGGTATTTGGAGACGGAAGTATTCGTATTGACCTTAACCTAGCTGCAGGTGCCAATAGAATAACAGTCGCTCACGAGATTGGCCACGTTATTTTAGAGAAGGCATTTGGAGATAACCCTAAAATGTTTGACTATTTAAAGAAACAGGTGGCTTCATTGGTAGGCGAAACAAAGAACCAATATCTGTTAAACTTTATCAAGATGTACGGCGAAAGCAAAAAGTCTAATGAGTATCTGACAGAGCTTGCTGCCATTATGGGTGGCGGTAAGATTGAGCCTACAGTAATGCGTAAGGTGGCAGCTGCCATCAACAAAATAATAAACAAGGTAAGCCTAGGCAGGTTCAGCCCATTTGAAGACATCAAGAACAGCAACGAGCTAGTGGACTATTTCTCATCATTATCCGAGGCTCTTCATGCAGGTAAGGAAATCAAGCTCAACGAGAAATACACGCCAAAGGAAGAACCGGTGAGTAAGAAGGAAGAATCGGTGAGTGAGAAGGATGCAAATGAGAAGCCAAGGTCAACGCAGCAACTAAAGGATGAAGAAAGAGTATTGATGTCTGCAAAAAGTATACTTTCTAGGCAAAACGAAATGATACCCCCCAAAGGGGAAAAACAAGATAACTCTAATATAGCAAAAATGCTACAAGAAAAAGCAATGGAGTTTTGGGGAGGGGAAATAGTAACAAGTGATACAATAACAGAAGAGCAAGAAAGAATAATTGTAGATAATATAGCAGAAGAAGTAGAGCTAGAGTTAAAAAAACAAGGCAATGCTGAAGATTGGTATACAAAAGAGATAGAGCTAGCGTTAGAAATAATATCCGTAATGCATCCGGAAATAAATGACAGAAAAGAGGCTGTTAAAATAGAAGCATTTGCAAACGAACCAATCCCGGAAGATGCGGCTAGTTTTGCAGTTAGGCTACCACTTGCCATAACCTCTCAAAATTTAGATGTAGCAGTTAATTCAAGGTATGGAGAAGAGCAATACGATGCATTTAAGAAAACCGGTAGATTTGACTCATCTAAAGAGTATGGGTCAAAAGCAGAATCAATAAGTGGCAATCTTGAATTGGCTAATGTTTTTATAGATAACGTAGGACTTAGCGGATTGATGGATTTTTGCAAAAAAGAATTTAAAGTTTCTGATTTAGAAAAAGAAGTATCTAAATTAATAAACAAAAAAGTCACAATATCTGGATATAGAAACGATGTAGTTTATGGGTCTGCAATATTTGGACCTAAAATAGGTCAAGGGTTTTTGCAAAATTTGATGGGTAATTATTATCCGGTTACTATAGATTTGTGGGCAAGAAGAACGTGGGGTAGGATGACAGGCGATGTAGTAGGCGATGGTGTAACTAAGGATAGACTAGATAGACTTGTAATTGAAACAAAAAAATCAAAAAATTTTATAGGTGTAGAAATCCCTGAAATTGTAAAAAAATACAATAGCAAAAAAATAGAAAGCTTGCTTGATGGCAACGAAGAATTAAAATCTGAATTTTTAGATTTTGCTTCTAAAGTAAAAGCGAAGGGCGATAGTATGTATAAATCAATACATGATCAACCAATGACAAAACTTATGTATGAAGATTTTTTATCTGGTAAAAAAAGTTACGAACAAATAGCTTCTGAACTTTCAAAATACAGAAGTAAAGCAAAAGAAAAATACAACGAATATGCAAAAAAAGAAAGATTAAACAAAAGGAAACCTTTATCCCTGGATAAGTGGCTTAGTGATTTTTATAATTCAAAAGGGATGTCATCACACCCAACTAATAAGGAAATAAGCAAAAGAAAGCCTGAATGGCATAAGTCGGCTGTTGTTATTATAAATGATTTAAAGCCTATAGATGTTCCTACAGATAGAGATAGGCAGGTTATATCAAGAATTATAAACAAAGTAAGAGCAAAACTTGGAAACAAAAATATAGTATTAACAAATGCCGACATACAAGCAATTATCTGGTTCCCAGAAAAAGATATTTGGGCAGTATTAGGCGGTGAAAAAGAATCAACAAAAAAACTATCTTATGGAGGAGAATTTAAAAAGATTGCAGAAGAACGAGGACTTGGAGAACAAGCAACAGCTGCAGAAGAACGAGTTAAAAGTAGAGGAGCCTCACGAACTAGCTCAACACTTGAACAAGGATCAAATGAAAAAACTGGTGGAGCGGTTAATGAAGCTAAACCCAAATCCAAGCAGTCGTTAGTTGACGATGCGAAGATGACAAAGGATATGACGGAGGATGAGAAGGGGAACTATTTATTCTACCACTACTCTCCGGGGAAGATCCCGAGCATCGACCCAAGACACTTTGGCAAGAACCTTAGAACGGGCAGAGACGAGCGTCCTGGAATAGGAGTGAGTATGTACTACACACGACCTGACAGACGAGATGTCGGCGGTAGCTACGGTTATGTGGTGCGTGTCCCTAAGGATAAGGTATATCCTTTCAACAGCGACCCTATGAACCTGATGGACAAGGCCAAGGCTACGTTTGAAAAGATGTACCCAGGACAAGCCTTCGACAAGAACAAGCAGGTCGCATTCGTCTCTCAGGAGGCTGCAAAGGCAGGCTATGATATGACCGTCGCCAAGTGGGGCAATGACCTACGTGCTCAGACTACGAAGGTAATGAAGGGAGAGACTTACGAGAAGCCTCACCCTGACTACCACACATCTACCGTCTTCAATCCAAAGCTAGAGAAGTACGTCGCCAATGAGAACAAACCTAAATCCAAGCAGCAGCTGAGCGAGGATGTGGCTAAAAAAATAAACGACATAGACGAATCGTCTGTTGAAAAAATAAAGAAATATTTACCTACCGATGTGCCATCTCCAAAAAATACAGAAAAGGCTTATAAACTTTTTAGAGTAGATCCTAAAAAGCCTGGAGAGCTATTCCCATTGTTTGTAAAATCTGATAAATCTGTGCCATTTGGTACTTGGACAAAAGCAGAAGTTGGAGATCAAACTACGTCAAAAAGTGGGAAGACAATGGTAAAATCTAAACTTGGAAATTTAGCGTACAGGCCAGGATGGCATTCTGGGGATATACCTATAGCTACACATATAGGCGAGAAAAAGAATGCGTCAGATATAAAACCGTCTATAAGACCTAATAATCAAGTATGGGCAGAGGTAGAGGTAGCAAACGATAAGGATTGGCAATCAGAAGCAAATAAAAGGGCTGAATTAAATAAAAATGGAGAAGTAATAGCAAGAACAGCTCATATAACAGATCAAGTACCAGAAGGGGGGTTTTACAAGTATAAGACAAACTCTAATATGAGTGGCAGCTGGATGATATCTGGAGAAATGAAGGTTGTTAGGATTTTATCGGACAAAGAAGTAATAGATATAAATAAAAAAGCAAATACAAAAGATTTATATAGAGAGCAGCCATTTGATCTAAAAAAACATGGTTTTGATGATAATGGGGTTCCTGTAAATATAAAAGAGATTAACTCAAAAAAAATAGCCGAAGCATATGCTGAAGCAAAAGCGAATGGCAGCAATCCTGAGCTTGTAAAGGCAGTAGAACAATCCATCGCAGAAACTCCTAAGTCCAAGCAACAGCTGAGTGATAAAGGCGAAGAATTTAAAGACGAGATGCAAGGGTTCTTTAACAGGAACAAAGAGACTGGCGAAAAGAAGGACATCATCGAAAATGCAATAGCCGACGCAGAGAAGAAATGGGCACCTTGGATTAGGAACAATCAGGAGGAGTATAACGCTGCCGTTATGGGGTTCAAGGAAGACAACAACATTAAGATTAAGGCTGCACCATCACAGGCTAAGATCTCCGGAGAGAAGCCTAAGGAGATCACAATCACTGAGCGTACCGCATTAAAGGATCAGATCAAACTTGAGATTAATGCTGCAAATAAAGCGGCCAAGTCTGTTGTAGACGCACGTAAGGAAATAATAGAACTAGTAAAGGGGAGCAAAGATTCATTCACAAGAGCTGACTATGAAAAGATCATAGACATAATGTCAAATGTCAAAGATGAGGCCTCTATTAATAAGGCGTTTGACAAGATTGTAGAGATTGAAAAGAACTCTAAGGCTAGTGACATAAAGGAAGTTAGTGAATTTAAAGAGTTAAAGGATAAGGTAAGATTAATTTATGAAGCCGCTAAAGAAGCAACCAAGGCTGTTGTAGATGCACGTAAGACAATAACAGATTTGGTCAAAGGGAGAAAAGATTCATTCACAAGAGGTGACTACGAAAAGATCATGAGCGTAATCTCAAGTGTCAAAGATGAGGCATCTCTTAATAAGGCGTTTGACAAGATTGTAGAGATTGAGAAAAACTCTAAGTCTGGCGACATAAAGGAGGTAAGTGAATTTAAAGAGTTAAAGGAGAAGGTAAGATTAATTTATGAAGCCGCTAAAGAAGGGAAGAAGTCTGTTGTAGACCCGCTAAGAGAAATAGCCGCCAAGTTAAAAGAAATGCAAGGAAGGGGGCAAATTACTGCAAACCAAGCAAAAGCTCTTTTGAACAGATTCGCCAATGTAAACACTGCCAATCCTGATATGGTTGACAGATACCTTGACTATGCAGAGAAGGTGTTCAACGATGCGGACTATGCAGATAAATTAAATGAGGCCAGAGAAATTAACAAGAGAGTAAAAAAGGCTATTAAGTCTAAGGAGGTAGAATCGCAATTAAGAATGGCCGCCAAAAAATTTACAGAGGCTAACGTAACAAAAGTAGAGGACATAGACGCTCACCTTGAAATGGGTAGACGACTATTAGATGCAACATCTTCAAGCGGGATAGGGGTTAAGGAGGGAGAGATATCTGATAGAACTCGTAAGGCAATAAACATAAAGGAACTCTCAGATTATACAGATGAGGTGGCACAAAAAATAGCCGAAATGGATGAAGCAAATCTATTAGAGGCAACAGGCATAGATGTAAGATCAGAAGAGCCTGATACAGTTGCCCCGTCTATTGAGGATTACATTCGTGATAGATTTAATGCTATGGCAGACTCTATAAGGGATATGATAAAGTCAGGCATATCCCCTATTGATGGAGAGAAATACGACCTATCTGACGAGGATAAGATAAAGCTATCTAAGTTAGTTAAGATGACTGCAGATGATATCGTAGACCCTAAGGATAAGATCCGTGCACTTGAGGCGATGGACCACCTACTTACCAATGGAGTCATGGGTAGAATCCCTTACATATTGAACAAGATAAAAATGTCAAAGGATGTTGACAGGGGTATTAGCGAAAGGGTTAGAGTAACAAGGGGTAAGGTAGGTTTGCTTGCTATTGAAAATGCAGTGCAAGGGATAAGGAAGTTTTTATCATTTAGCGGGAACTCTAAGTTCTACCATGCGTTATTAAGAAACTCCGCTAAACGTATCGATAACGTCATAAAGAACTACCCAGGATTTGAAATATTTAACAACGGGATTAAGCAGATAGCGCAAGGTTGGTCTAGCTATAAGACAGACTTAAATACAATGAACAGCGACAAGCTGAAAAATGAACTTGTGAAAAGCATGGGCGGTGACTTTAATAAGGTTATAGAGTCAGGTTTTAAAATGACAATGTATTTAAGACAGCTTGAACACGAGAGCAATCCTGGTTCTAAGAAGTCTCCACCGGCTATGGCCTTTGTTGAAAAATCTATAGAGGCTTCAATGTCTGGCAAACACCCTATGAACGAAAAGTCTGCGAAGCTGCTAAAAAAATTATCAGAGCTATATTCAACAGATGGTAACATTGATTCAAAAAAAATATGGGATTCATTCTCTCCTGCAGAAAAAAAGGTAGTCGAGGGGATTCGAAAATTGTATGATACTTTAACCCCATATGCACAGAAGGTAGCATCAGAAATTCACGATCAACCATTCGATCCGTTTGAGAATTACACAACTATTGTTACCCAAAATACAAGCAGAGGTGCGGAACAGGTTTTAAATGAAAGAGGGGAATTAAACGCAGCAATAGGGATAACTCCGGCAGGCTCTATTAAAACAAAGGCTGGCCAAATAGAAGAGAGGACAGGGCAAGCGTCTCCTATAAATTTTGATCCGTTCTCTTCGGCAAATAAGGCTGTAAGGAATGTAATGCTTGACTACCATATGACGTTGCCATTAAGAACAATGAGCAAGATAACAGATGGCTTTATAGCAAAGTCTCTTGAGATGTACAAGGCAGATCCAAGCAAGGAGAATGAAAGCAGATTATTGTTTGCCAAGGCTATGAGAAAAACATTTGAGGATGTCCTTGAGGCCACCCTATCTAGGTCGTTCTTCCACCGTGATATATGGTCAGATGTAAGGGATTATGTATCAAGAGCATCTACAACATATATGCTATCCAATCCTAGCAAATCTGCCTCGGAAGCTGTAAGTAATCTGAGCTATGTAGTGCCTAATTATCCGGAAGAGATGGCATTAGGTATAACAGAGTATAAGGACTATTCCCTTAACGGAGTTGGTGGTGAGATTATGAGAAACTTAAATAGCTACGCTACAGATAGAGCATATCCTCATGGTACGTTAAGTGGTGCATTCCTTAGCACAGAGAGCTATGAAATATCTACAAACGATATGCAAAACGTTAGAGGATTTGCTGTAAATGCCGCTACAAAGGCATACTATAATTCTTTGATGGCCCCTCAAAAAGGGTTAAGAGCGGTTAGCGAAACTATGATGACAGCACCTGATCTAGCTATTATCAGACCATTATGGTTTGGATCAATGGCTAAGAACTTTAAAAAATTAACAGGTCAGGATATTGATTTTGAAGCTATCGCTAAAAATGATGTTAACTATCTTGACAAGTTTGAAGATGCACTAAATAAAAGTAGAGACATAGCAGACAAGAACGTAACAGATACAGGTGCTGCTAAGAACCCTTGGTTAATGTCCCCTATCACCGTAAAAAGACATGGAACATTGCTTGGCCAAACTCAAAATTATCTGGCTAACTATGGTCGTAATGAATACGAGATTACTACAGATGCAATAATAGCAATGCATAGAGGCGGAAAGATGTCAAGAGCCGACGCTGCAAAACAAATAAGCGGAGTATTGTTAAGAGCAGGAACATATACGGCAATGAGAGGGGCAATAGCTTCAGGATTAGCAGCTGCAGGTATAGCAATGCATCATTTCTTGTATGATGATGATGATAAAGACGAATTAACGCAAGCAATAACTGAAGGCAAGCCTGACAGTAAGGAGACTAGAAAAATTGCTGCAAAAAATCAAATTAATTTCCTTACCAAGACCAGTCCTAGAATACCTGGTATTGACCCTTCTATAGACTTGAATAACGTGATGATGACGTCTGATAAAAATAAATTCACGATGAAAGAATTGCAAGAAAGAGCGTCAGATGAAAATACATTTTCAGATAACTTTATAAAGGGAGTTGGTAGTTTTGTTGCACAAGGTGTTTTGGGTAGAAACTTTGGGAACATCCAAAACAAATTCTTTACATCAACGGCTGTCGAATATCTTAATGCAAAGTACCTGCACCCTGAGGATTACAATAGATATAAGAACAACATTCTATATAGCTCGTGGCCTGATTTTAATAGCAAAGATGCATATCAAAAAACAGTAGAGGCAGCTGTAGGTCCTTACGGTAAGGCGTCATCTGCAGCGTGGGCCGTAGGCACTAGTATCAATGACTATCTTGAATCACAATCCAAAATAAAGGCCATAGATGAAAATTTAAGAAAGATTGAGTCGGGAGAAAAGGTGCCTTTTGAACAAAGCGGTCTTGATTATCGAGATAAATTAATCAAAGAGAAAAACAAACTTATTAGAGATAACAAGAAAAATGTCCCTGCGTATTTTAGAGATGCAATTATATCAGGACTTGCAACTATGGGCACATTGCCAGGTGCTAAAGATTTTGAAAATGTTATGACAAAAGCAATGAAGCCTACAATGGTAGAGCTAAGTGACTACGACGAGCTAAAGGAAAAATATAAGTTTTACAAGGGCTCTGTAAAGGGCACTATATGGGGAACTCCTGGCGAAAAAGACGATAGAGAGTCAGAGTATTATAAAATGACTCACGCCGGGTTTGATCTAATTCCTGAGGGCTGGATTAAGAAATAAACACAATAGAAAAACTAAGCCATCCGATCTCAACTTCTGTTTGATCGGATGAGCTTATAATTCTTACGAATGGGAATAGGTCAAACATCTTGACCGTCCACGTTTTTGATAGGTTGTTACGTAGTTCTACTTGTATTGACATTGAATTATTATTTTGATTAGCTAAGGAAACGAAGTTTGTATAGCGTGGTGCTGATCAACTCTTGTGTGTTGTCTACCATCTGTTGAAGATATCCTTCTGACAATGTGTTACGGTACCCTTCAAACTCTGCAGCTTTGCCTTTTAGGTATGATGTCATATCGGTACCTTCTTGCATCTTAAAGCTAGGGTAGCCTTTAATGATTCCGAACTTGCCTTGGTATGCCTCTACGTATGCGTCACGCTGATCTGAGATGCCTTCGTATAATGAACCAAGTGCCATATGAGATGCAAATGAGTCTGTCTGTGAATGGGCTATGTGAGCCACTGTCTCGATCTCAAAAAGAGAACTTACGTATTCTGGTGTAGTCATAATCTGCAAAGGTAAGATAAAACTATATATTACCTACGGATATATTACACCTAATCCCTCCTGTAGGCAAAATGCGGTGAACCCGGCCTTGTTTAGCTCGTCTATACGATGCCTTTGCAACGGCTTCAATGTATCCTTGGCCTCCTTGCATTCGATAAAGGTAGCAACTCCATCCTTTAGACATATAAGGTCAGGGTAACCGCTGTCTGATAGCTTTATCACATTCAACACAATGTGCCCAGTCTTCTCATACTGAGATATTATTTTACTTTGAAAGTTTGACATATTTATTGAAATAGCTTAGTGTATAATTTTTCTTTGAACATACGGCCTTGTAGATATCCTCCTCGATTCCTCCTCTTGAGAACACCCAGTAGACCTTATTAAACTTACGATCCATGGTGGTCATCCGGTCCTTAGCCTGCCAGTAACTAGTAGCACTGAAGTCGATGTTATAGAAGACAAGATACTCTGCGTTCTTTAGGCTTACACCCTCACGTCCGGATTGTATCTGCAGTGCTATAGACTTATCGCAGTTATCGAACTCGTCAAGGGTGGTGCAGATGTCTAGACCAAACACACACTCGATAGCATCAAGTTCAGCCTTGAACTTATAGAATATCCCTATCTTCTTCCCCGAGAACCTTTCCCTTATAAACTTCGCCTTTGTATGGTCGATGACCATCGTATTACCTGACTCAAAGATTACGGTGCCGCTGCATAGCTGATGTGTCTTCTGCATTAGCTTGGCACCGGTGTCTGCAATGATCGTCTCGTCCTTGCCATTGACTATAAAGTCTTTCTTTAGCGTGTCGATAATGCCGGCCGTCCTTGAAGACATATCAACGTAAAGTATCTCCTCCTCAACCTTGGACTCAAAGCCTGCCTCTTGTTGGGTATAGCTTATCATAAAAGGCTTGACGACCTCGTCGATCTTATCCTTCTTGGCCCCTGAGTAGTCGTTCTTTGGCATACCTGATGTCCACACCTGTTTGACATCGACGTAGTCCTTTGCCCACTTGTAGAAGTTGCGGTAACGCATAAACGGCCCCTCCCCTAGAAAGTATAGCTGATGGTAAATTTGCGAGTACGACTCCGGCGTGGGAGTGCCGCTGAGTAGTATAACCGGAGGGAACCGGTACTTTAGATACATGGCAGATACATTCTTTGCCCTGAGAGAGGGCTTAGGGAACGCACCAAGGCCGTGAGCCTCGTCCACAATCATCAAGTCGCATTTGATATTTCCTATCTTATGCATCGACTCGTAGTTGATAACCGTGCTGTTGAAATTAAAGTGTTTACAGTCTGCCTCGATACTTGATATGGCCTTCTTCTTTGTCAGGATAATGACATCCTTTGCTCCGTATAACCTAGCAGCCTCAAGTGCTGTGATGGTCTTGCCTGTGCGTACCTGCATAGCAAGATATGCATACCCAAATACACTAAGCAGCCCTGAGGCTTCCGTCGATATTGTCTGTTGATAGTCCCGTAGTTGCATCTTCTATTGTTTGATCGGCCATAGCCAAAACGTACCCGCATTTTACGCAGGTACGAATGATGTTAATTAGCGTGTTGTTCTCTACCCTTCTCTCAGGTAGTTCACCGAACTGTGCGATGAAATTATTCACCGCATAGTCCTGTGCCTCTTCTAAACTCACCCTATAATCTTTTCGATGTTTTCAATGACCTTTCGGTTGGCTAAGAACGTAGCCTCGTGGTCTAACATCTCCTCTTTAAGTCGGTCCATCTCTTCGGATACCTCCTTGTTAATCGCAGATAATTGACTGCGTGTTTGTGCGAACACATTGATTACTGCAGCACTTCTCTCTGCCAGTTGTTTTACTTTTGTTTTGAACATTTTATTTAATTTAAATCGATTACAAATTCGTTGATTACCTTTCTATTCTCATAGTAGTTAAAGTGGATGAACCCATAGACGCCCTGCTGAAAGTTTGCCTGCACCCAAGACGATGACGGGCTAAGTGCCGGGTAGTTGTAGTAGTTGAAACGCTGCGCTGTTGACGTATCAAACAGGTACTGATGCGAGTCGCCCTTGCTAAACTCAACAGACGATCCTCTAGTGACTAGATTGTTCCTGTCCAAGTAGTTGTCAATCTTGTTCTCCTGTATCTTGTCTAGCTTTGGCTTGAACCCAAACTTCAGACTCTTGCTATCTTTCCCGTGTGACAGGACAAAGACATACCGACCGACCTTGTAGTAGTCAATAAACTTTCGAATGTTGACCACCTCTACGTTAGGCATCATCAACTCGATCGCCACCTTGAAGGCAGAGTTGACTACATATCCAAAGCTACCTGAGTGATTGTCCTCGCACACGTTGTGGCATATGACCTTGTCATAGTACGGGGACAGAGATTGCACAAGACGTATCTTAAACGACAGCCCGACATCAAAGGCCTTCTGATTGTCCATGTTCTGCGGAAGATCGTGACCCTTACGAACCGTCTGTGCGTCGTAACCGTCCATGAAGTCACCTAGATCGTCAATGTAAAGCACGCTAGACTTCCTGCAAGACAGTGTATGGTTGACCATATTAACAAGCATCTTATCGAGCTCGTGTTCGTTCCATATACCTCCGTATAAACTGAAGTCCTCTATACGCATACCTACGTGGGTATCTGTGTATACAAGCCTATCAAACTGAGCCTCGTCAATAGTAGGCTCAGGGCTAAACGCAACAGGTACAATGTTTCTGAACAGCGTATCGAAGTCGATATCCTGAGGCACAAAGTCCTCAGGCTCTACGTAGTCAGGGTTCTTGACAAACAAAGACGCCTCCTTTGTCTTCAACCACATATGCTTTGCATTCATCGCACTGACATCTACTGAGTTAGCGGCGTCATATATGCCCTCGTGTAGGTCGCATATGTTTTTGTAATTACGGCTGATGTATCTTGCCAGTTGACATACATCGTAGTTTTGGCAAGACGAGTCGTCGGTGTCAAGTATTTTCTTTGACAATTCCGTAGGGATCATCCCTTCGACATACATCGAACGGATGGCATCGTCGTAAACGCACCATTTAGATTTTATTGGCATTTAATTTTAGATTTAGTTTTTCAAGGATCTTATGTAATTTACGGATAGCAGCTCTGGCCTCCTCTAGAGCAGAGTCGGCAAGTGCCTCGTAAATTTCATCGGTAGCCCCGTTGATTTTTTTCATCTCGTTGTTTACTGATTCGATGTGTGTCATATTGCAAATTTATGCATTTGATTCAACTTCGTTTTTTAATTTT